GTTTAGGACAAGAACACACACACCGTCGCCGTGACTATAACAAGGCAAGTCACCCACTTACGACGTATGATGTGTTGTAAAGCTCACTGTTATACCGCAGATACAAACGCTCAGGATCGAGCAAGTCGGTAGAAGCCAGGATATACTCCTCCGCTTTAATTTGTTGAGGGACGCTGATGCCAAAGAGATCAGCAAAGAGAGCACGGGTGGCGGGTGACGGAGGTTCCAAGTGAGAAAGACACTCCGCCTCAGACGCAGGAACAACATTATAAGATTGAGTCGCATGCGTAACTGTGACGCCGCGGGTAAGCTGCAACGCTCTTACCGCAAGCGCCCAGGCCATAGGGCAAGAGCCACACTCATAAGCAAGTGATAGGGCCTTACTACGCAAGAGACTTCTCATAACTCTTTCACCACCATAAACGTAGGATGAGGTCCAACCAAAATTGATAAAGAGCTTGCGTGGGTCCTTAATGACGCCCTGGTCCGCAAAAATCATACCGCAGAATGAGGCTTCACAAGGATCCCTCACTGCTTCAATCTTTACGACTTGACCTAGTCGCGCCAAAAATTCGGTGGCCCCAGTGATTGGGCCGGATGTGGCGAACAACCCATCGTCGCCCTCAACCAGACCATCAAACTGCACCCCGACAACCTCACACATGAAATTAAATAACATCAAATTGGTGAAACCATTCCCGACACTAGTGCACATATCCCCAGACATGCGACAGGCGGGCATCTCCACACTACATCCCACGTACTTACACACCTGCTTACCTGAAACCACATCACAAATAAATTCTGCATGGGCTGGAAAATTGCTGAGCATGTGCCTGTACATCCTACATTCACAGGCATCCATAATCTGCTTTTTCAATCCTGCCTCAAACGCTGTATAATCTGTGGCATAGTAATAGGAACCACTTCTTCTAAGAGAAGATACAAGCTTACGTCGATCGGGCACGGAGACGTGCTTGACGAAATATTTCTGCTTGTAAAGAACATCCTCAATCGCTTTAAACCATGGGCCGGAATATGCTTTGAAACAATCCTTCCGAGAATTGATCAAACGCACGAACTTGGGCTCTAAATAAGACTCAGACTTCTGAAAGGACTTATTTATCCGGCAGAGTTTCTTACGTGGGAAAGGACCCACTAAGTTGACAAAAATGTCCCTGAGCTCGGCCTTCCGCTCCTCTGTGTACGGAGTAGAGTCAAGCCACTGGTCAAAATCAGGAACACGATCAAGAGGACGAATGTTAGCTTCCAACCACTCCTGGGTCGACGCCCCCAGCCTACGAACAAGTTCCGGGTCGATATCAGGCATCTTCCTACCAAACCTCGCATTAATGCCAGCCACGCAAGTATAGGGGTCAGCACGATCCCCATAAAAAGGAGCAACACCACGGAGACGAAGAGCTGGCATTGCCCGAGCCATGACAGCACGGCGCGTGTCCCGAACGCCTGGAAAGCGTGGACGCAACTTAACATTGGGGTCAGAGGGAGGAGGCACCGGATGTGGGGCATCGTCAACACGACGGCCCTGCAGGAAAATCCTATGCCCTGGACGAAAGTCGTTACCGCGGCAATAGGCAGGCGATGTGCGAAACAACGCAGTCGCAAACAAAGCTGCCGCAGTCCGTTTAAACGCTGGGTTGATTCTGTTGGACAAAATAGGAAAAGTAACCCAATGCGCGCGCAGCCGCGCGCATACTCAACCATATCGGCAGGCGGTATGTTGTAGGTGCCTATTCTTGCACAATCGTTTGCAGCTCTATCTATGTATACCTCAGGAGATGACTGCACGTGTAGCAGTAACATCTCATTAAGTAACTCAGGACAGTAGCGCACACACTCAGTGTAAACGCTGAACGTGTACCACAGTGTGAACATGGTCAACGCAAAAAGGCAAAAGAAAGAGCTCAAATGAAAGGCAAGGCCCAACGGAAGGACATTCAAAGCCAATGTCAACAAATATGTGCTATATAGTGCCCAATTAACCCACTTTGGATAATGGAATGGAAAGGGCACAGCGTAATCAGCACAAACATCATGATACGATTTGTTGATAGCTTTCTTATCACGAATGCCCCTCCCTAATTTGCAAGGAGCATGAAAACCCGCGCGAACATCTTCTTCAGGGGGGTAAACAACCTTATCACTAACAGTAACAACTGTAGCATAAAACAAGGGCCACATGAGCCACATATGACGTGGCTCAAACCTTCCCGCCCCATGAATATTGTGAACAGAGTGCAGGTTTTGTCCTCCTGCATCACAGATCTGTAACACACGCTTAACCTTAGTAGGGATGGTAACAGGTGGCCGCGTTAAAGGGCCAGCAGGGAGTAGAGGCGGAGAAGGCGGAAGGTCAGGACCCATGCGCGGTGGGGGAATAGGTCCACACATGTCAGGTACCACGCATGGATCAGGCAAAGCGGCCAGCGCAGAACATTGCGGCATCTCAAGGGGGACAACATCGACAGAACTGTCTGCGTCGTCTTCTGAGTAGGGTGTCGCAAACGCGCCGATGGGGCACGTGCTGATCGAAGGTACACCATCATTGAGGTAAGGATGCCTAAACTTGCTTCCAATGCGAACATCCAAATGGCACCTGCACTGTGGGCAAAAATGACAATGCCCACCCCGCAACCATTCCCCCTGAATCAGCAAACCTTCATAAATGCATGGCTCAGGACAACCCACATAAGCAGACACATCACAGTCGTATGAACTACCCGACTGATAAGGGCTTGGTGGTGGGGTAAATGGCTCAGATGACGAGCCAAGATCGCGCAGCTTGCGGTGCTGGTCGCGCAACTTACGACCGCGATATCCAGGGTTGGTCTCAACGTCACCACACCTGATAAGAAGGAGTTGAAGCATCTTCTTAAGAGAACTCTTCTTTACTCCAGTGGCGTCCATAGCTTTTATTTGGTTAACAGAATAGTTGGCGAATTTCCCAGTTCGTTTCCACTGGGCAACTATTGCTGCAAGCGAGGCAGTGTTTTTGGGTGGCACATCACCTCCCTTAACCTTAGCCACAAACCTCTCCGTGCCGGGGGCACGTACGTGCGTCTCAAAGCCGATACGTTGTAACGCGTTACGGCGTTTCTTATCATGCAGCTCAATTCCCAAACGAACACGTTTCTGTTGTGCATACTTGCGGACTGCTATATCACGCTGCACACCACGCGCCTTGGGCTCTTTTCCGCGGTAACCACGCAACTGGTAACTGCGGAAATCTGCACGACGTTGTTTATCTTTCTGGACCTCACGTGCCAGCACGCCACGGCCATAACTGGTCGCACGCGCGGCAGCGGCTTCTTCAAATTCCGTCTGTTCAGCGGAAAGAAACTCCAACACATGTCCAGACCCACGCTTTGCGCGATGGTGTTTGGAATTAGGATTTGGAGTGAAGTCAACAGGGCATCGGTTGCTAGTTGCAACAGAGCGCGAAGGAATTTCGCCTTCGTATTTTGTTGTTAAGTCAGAAGTGCTAGATCACAGGAGAGAGTACACGAGCTCCCTCCTCCCACTCAATTCAGGTCGCTAGTATATCAGCGTTTTCCGAGCACTCGTGGGGGCACCTAAAAGAGCACCGCTTTTTACAGGGGTGTTGGAAATAGGTG